TAGGGCTATAGCTTTACGGAAGGCGTTTACTTCGATTCCACCTTCGACTAATTGTTCATCTTCTAGGTTTTCAAGATATGATGGTGTTCCAGCAACTTCTAATGCACCGACATTTCCTGATGCTGTGCCGGTTGCGTTTGTACCATTTACATATTTAAGATTTGATATAACTTTGTAATCAGGTGATAATGAGGCATCTAGGGGCATTTGCACTTCTCCCCCCATCTGGGCGTAGGGTAAGCTACTCGTAAAATAATCCTTCTCCCACGGACGATCTAAGAGTGGGTTGGCTAAGACGTCGAGCTCTAGTTCATCTTGTAAGTGTTGGTCCCTGTAATAGTCGTTCCAGATTTTACGATATGCTCTAAAGGGCAACATATTTGTTTCTATACCACCTTGAGTAAGATGTGTGGGTAAGCCCATGTAGTCATATAGTGTACCTTCGTTGAGAACGTTGTAGGATAGGGAATAGGCGGGTACTGTCGTTTCGTCCCGTCCTGTGATAAATCCTTCCCATCCGTCATTTTCAGCGTTTTTTGGCCATACTAGCCTATTTGGTACATAGAAGAAATGTACATAGGCATCTACACGGTGCATAATAGGTGAGATCATAGGCGCTAGCCTGATCATTGTTTCAGCTTTGATTTTATACTTGTCACCCGGGAGGACTTCTTCTACCAGGATGGGTACTAGTTTGCCCATTTTCATGGACATTTTCCTTTCATGAGAAAGATTGAAGGCCGTTCTGTTTATTTTTGGGCCTGCTACGGTTTGAAAAATATTCTTCATACTACGTCTGATTTTTTTAATTTATGTTCTCTTGCTTTTAAGTATTTAACTTTTTGATGATGTTGTGCGTATGTGATCGGGTTTTCTTCTATCAGTTTATCCGTCTTTTTTTTGAGTTCTATTTTTTCGTCTTCTGAAAAAATTTTGTCTTTTATATATCTGGGCATTATTTGTTTTTGCCCACCTTGGAATACAACGAGATTATCCATATTTTCATAATGGTATTTCCAATTGTTTTTTACATAATCTAAGCCTATGCCTTTTGACATAGCGGCAAAGGGTTTTGTTTTTTCTCTGTATCCTTTGTTCCTGCTATTGATCATATATTTAGTTACGTAATGTATACTTGCTTGTGTTACTTGGTCTGCTTGACTTCTTCCTTTATCCCATTTTCCGGTAAGAAGTTTTTTATCTGCATTGAACACGATAGCGTGGTAGTGTGGCCGCCCGTTTTTTTCTCCGTATTCCCCGACAGCGTAATATTTAAGTTTATTTGTGTGCCGTCGAAGCTTTTTAAAATACTTCTGTAGATCTGCTTTATCCAAAGTAGCACGGAGGTTATATGCTTCATTTTGATACTGCGTTTCTGAAATCTGAGATTGATATAGTATCTCCCCAGTTTCGGAGTTTAATAAAGGGAGGTTTTCGTCGTCGTAGGTTAGGGTTAGGAATGTAGAGGAAGTGCTTTGCCTTTCTTGTTCCAAGAGCCTGAAAGTCCACGCATTTCGTCTGGTTGCGAGGCAGCCCAGACACTTGCCACAGGGAACGACAGCTTTTGAACTGCCGTATCCTTTGGCTCTGTTTGATATTGCTATTGGGTTGAAGCATGGCATGTTATAACCTTATTCCACCTCGAGAAGGTGAGTAAGTTTTTAGTTTCCTTTGTCCTCTTTTACGGCGGGTTTTTCCGCTTTTGCGTTTGTTGAATTTTCTTCTGTATCCCATGATAATTTTGTATTTAATGAATAATTTATTTAGGTATTACTGGAGGGTTCCACCCGTCATTAATTTGAAAGTCTGACATATTTTGGAGTCCTTCCCATAATTTTTCAAATGCTTTCATTCCAACTCTGTAGGTTGGGTTGTCTTTATCAATATTTACACCGGTTAAACCGTAAACTTCTAATTTCTTTTTCATCCATTCGAGCTGTTCTTCTGAAATACCTGCTTCTGCTGCTGCTTTTGTATTTTGAGATTTTTGTTGCTCAAGTAGAAGTTCAAAGTTTTGTGTCTGATATTTGTATTGATGTGGTGATAGATGTGCCTTGTATCCAAGTATGATATTGGTTAGTGCCTTTGTGACACGGTCTTCCTGAAGATTTAAATTTTGTTCCTTCAGGTTATTTGTTTGTGCCTGTTTTACTTTTAGATCGGCATATTGTCCGATCATATTTGGAACGTTTAAAGGTTTGAAGTCGTGATGTGCGGTTGGTTTAGTGTAACTAGGTGATGCGGTTGCGTTTCCTGATGTTCCTTTTCCATATATTAGATGGGGATTTAATCCTGCTTTTCCGAATCGTTCCATCTGTTTTTCTGGAGAGTTATACTCGTTTTGTCTGTGCCATTGTTCTAGGTCTTTTGAGTATTGGTACTCGGTCATTTCCCTGTCGTATTCTCGCATTTTGCGATTTTGAACTGCGTTTCCTATTGTGTTGGCTATTGAGCCTAGAAATGAGCCGCCGGCCTGTATGCCGGCCTGTAATAAGTTTCCCATTATTATGTTTTTTTTTATGTTAATTGAGACGTTGTGTCAATTAGCACCATATAACAAGGGAGTATGGTGCTGGTTAACTTCGATACGATGTTAACTTTTTTTTTAAATAACCCTTCGGGTTATATTGGGAAGGTTTCCGCGTGCCCTGCAAAGGTCACGTATTTAATTGCACTGCGTTGATATTTTGTGTTCCCAATGCTGGGCCGCGGAAACCTTTTCAATTCTGCGAATTGATTAGGTTTTTTCCCATTTGTCTTACCTTCTGTCGGTAAGTAGTTGTCATTATGTCAATGTACTTTTACAAAGATACATTTTTTTATTTTAGGGCGAATTGTTGAAAACAACAATTCAATTGCAGCTTGCCAAGGCAGATGTTTACCTTCGGTAGGCCTGTACGTTAAATTGTCGCTGTTCGCCTTATTTTTGTTCGTTTTCCTCACTTTCCTTTTTAAGCCTTTCGGCTTCTAGTTTGTTTATTTCTTCTGAAATTTCCTTTTTCCGTTTTTCCTTAGCTAGTCTTTTTAATTCCATTGCTCTAGCTTTTTCGAGTTGGTCGATCTGATGTGCATATGTGTCCAGATCGGTTAGGTCATTGATGTCAATGTTTTCTTCGCCATCTTTTTCTGCCCATTTTAGAGATTTACTCATGGGTACGGTTTGTCCATTATTGTATCTAACCATTAGGTCTTTTACTGTTTGGGCCTGACCTTGTATTGTCTTAGATGGTTTATCAGAGGTTCTTCCTTTGAAGTTTCCTCTATTTTGATATGCTTTTATAGTTTTCATGTTATCTTGGTGTTGCGTAATATGGCATTGGCCTTTTTGCTATTATGTTATTGTATACAGTTACCCATAGCGGATCACTACCGTCATCTACGGCGAATATATCTGTGCGTGGGTCTGATTTAATGAAGTCTTCGTTCAGTGCGGGAAGTGCATCGAATTTTCTAGCCATGTGCCAGAAATCTAGGTTTCCTCTGAAATCTCCGTGTACTGAACTTTGTTGGTATCTGTATTCGGCATACCTTGATTGATAGCCGAATGTTTTTATATCGTCAGCTTTAACGCCAGTGGCGTATATTTCCTGATCTTTTACCTCTTGTTCTCCAAGATGTGCAAATTCGGGGAAGTAGAAATCGTCAAATGTTTGACGTGAATACATTCTAGGTTGTCCCTGTGAATAGGCTGTACGTGGAAGAACAGACATTATTCCGATGATGTATCCGTGTTCTTCTACATATTTGTTTGCTTGGTTTGTTTGTCCTACGTTTATTCCGTGTCCTGACATTGAACCATGAGGTAGATTGTTTCCTAGGTTGTCTGGGTCTAGTCCTGTATTGTTGAGAACCTCAGATACTACTATAGGTGATTTTCCACCACCGATATACTCTGCACGGTCTAGACGTGCGTCTGAGGATTTTACACCCCAGTGAGCGAGAAGGTGTTCTACATACCTTGAACCTGCTCTTGCATTGCGTTCTAGCCATTTTTGTAGGGCTATAGCTTTACGGAAGGCGTTTACTTCGATTCCACCTTCGACTAATTGTTCATCTTCTAGGTTTTCAAGAT